CTGGTCGTAATCGATCGTATCGCCATCGGTCGCGACCACCCAGCCATCCCGGCACCATTGCTCGAACTGCCCATCGGTGTGCTCGGATAGCGTCGGCACCACGGACTCCGGGATCCAGAACCGCCAGCGGATCCGGCCATCCTCGAACTGGAGGCACCAGGCCGTCATGTCCAACTTGCTGGACAGGTCCAGGCCCGCCCAGGACCGTTGCCCCGCATAGGTTTCCCAGTTCCAGTCGGGGGTCATGAGGAGATCCCCGGTGTTCTCGTCCCACAGATCCATCTGTATGTAGCGGGTGACCTGCTGCACACGCTGGTTCACCTGGAACTGCCGGAAACCGTTCTCCTTCTCCGCGTTCTCATGGGCATCGATGGCCTGCCGACGCATGGCCTCGCGGCTCTTGAACCCGTCGAGGGCGGGGTTCGGCCACTTCCAGTTGCGCTCATCGAACGGATCCGTCGAGACCGGGAGATCCGGATGGCCGGGGAACAGCCGGTAGAGGCGCTCCAGGCCCTCTCTGGTCGACGGAAGTTTGCGGACGAAGGCGAAGACGTGGGGAGCCCGGGTCGGGTCCTCCTGAATCCGTTCAGCCTCCTCGATCATCGACGCGCCGAACGAGGCGGAGTCATTGGTCTCGGTGGTGGTCGTGTAGAGGAGTTCCTGAGCCCGCGCGCCGACCGCCGTGGTCATGGCCTCCCAGAGGGTCCCGTTGGGCTGCGCGAGGACCTCATCGAGGTTGAATGCGTGCGGATTGTGGCCGAGTTCGCCTGCCGCATCGGCGGTCAGCACCTCGTAGATGCTGGCCGTCCGCTCGACCACCAATCGGCGGGCATTCCGGAACAGCTTCACATGGTCGCTGAGTTTCCCGTTCAGCTGGATCATGCGGGCCGCCGGATCGAACACTTTTCCGGCCTGTTTGGTGTCCTTGGCCGCCGAATATACCTCGGCCGCCTCCTCGTCGTCGGAGATCAACATGTAGAGCTGGATCCCGGCAGCGAGTTCCGACTTGCCGTTCTTCCGGGCGACCACGATATGGCCGATCCGGTACCGCCGGACGTACCGATGATATTCGGTCGACCAGATCACCTCGCCGAACAGCGGGCGGACGATCTCGTTCTCCTGCCAGCCGTCCAGGACGAACGCCTTCCGAACATGAACACCCCTGGTATGCACCAGGAGTTCGGCGAAGAACGAGACCACATGATCGGCGCGGGGCACGCAGTAATGGGCGCCTCGCCGCTGGCATGTCGTTCCCCGGAACCGATATCCGCAGGTCGGGCCTTTACGGTCGCGGGGACGCCACCGTTTCTCCGGGTCGAACTTGGAGGCCATGGCGACCTCCGGTCACTTCCACTGGGTGCCATCCCAAACCTTGACCGGCTTGGCCACCCATGCCGAACCGGTCCATATCTTAACCGGTTTCACCACCCATGCCGTGCCAGTCCAAACCTTGACCGCGCTCATGTCGTATCGATCCAGACGTCATTGACCAACGGATTCGGCGGCCCGCTCGTGCCGACTTTGATCCTCGGTCCGGGTACCGGCACCAATGAGATGTTGCTGACCGCCGCCAACGCATCCGATGTCGGCCCATTGTAATTCAGCAGGAACCCGATCTTGATAAACGCCGTGCCCATCGGGAATGCATAGGTCGCCGCGTTCGCAAGCGCCGTGTGAATGCCGCTGTAACGATATGGCCCAAAGTCGGTCCACACGCCGGGGATCACCGTCGACTGGAGGCCATACATATAGTTCGCGCCGTTGGCCCCATTACCGACAGCCGTTCCGGCCGGATACGCCGGGCCCGCCCATGATGTCCGCAACGTGATCACATTGCCGACGATGGCATTATCCGCCCACAGGTCCGACGCACTGACGTTACGGGAATAGGTACCAGGCGCCCAGGCGAACCCGTTGCCATCGACGTAATTCCAGAAGATAATGCGCTTGTTATTGACGTTCGTTTGCGACCAGTTCGCCGAACTCGTGAGGGTAACCGTGAGATCGCCCGGATTGAGCGGAGCCGCCAGCGTGGTCCGCGTGTTGGCGATCTCCATGTAGTGGTATGGCTGGATCGACAACTTCTCCGCGTCAAACGGACTGATGAATGAGTAGGTTTTGCGCAGACCGTCCGGATTGACGATCTGCTTCGCCGCAAACGTCATGTCATAGGTTCGGGCCGGATCGCATGAAATGTATTCGTCGCACGCATAGGAGACATTCACGCCCTTGGTCGTGAATGCACCGGGCGCGCCGACCGGCCGATCGCTCTTGGTGAAATAGAATCCGCTGAAGTTGGTGAGGTCGCCGAGATAGCCGTTGCCATTGGTGACCAGGTTCCCACTGCGCGACAGCACCCATGCCTTCGTCGGATCGGAGACCGGCTTGGTGATATCCGACGTATTATCGACGCTGCCGAGACCGACCCAGGCCTTATTGATCGTCGCCCATTGCGTGTCGTAATCGGTCGCGGTTTTCTTCGTCAGCGCGTAGTAGATCGGCCCGCCGGGTGGCACTCCGCCGGAGGGACCGGTCGGACCGATGGGACCTTGTGCGCCAGTGGCACCCTGAGGACCCTCCGGGCCGGTGGCGCCCTGCGGTCCGGTGGGACCAGTTGCGCCGGCCGGACCTTCGGGACCGGTATCGCCTTGCGGCCCCTCAGGTCCCGGTAGCGGACTTTGCGCGTCCGCCTCCACGGTAATTGCCCGGACCTCGACATCGACGGTGAAGGCATGCGAGCCGGATTCAACCTCAACGATCGTCATCGGCGTACCAATTGTCGATAGCCGGCCACCGCTGCCGTCGGCGAATCGGTGACATCGGCGGTCACCGATACGGGGCCGCTGACGATCGTCACGACCTCGCCGGTCGGATAGGTCAACTGGAGATCCCACACACCTTTGAGCAGCGGCCAGGCCGTCCAGGAGTCGGCCGGCAGATCGACGTGCACAATGTTCGGCGCCTCGATCGTGCAGACCAATTCCATGATGGCGGATCCGCCCGGATTGTCCCGAACCTCCGCTTTCGCCTGAACGCCGGTCAGGTCGGCCGGATCGGTCTTCCCCGGATCGGTCCAGAGCCGGAAGAGCCATGCGTAGCTATCGCCCCGGTAGAGCGCCAGCGCGTAGGTACCTGGCAGGGTCACCGGATCACCGCCTCCTCACGCGCTGGAACGACCAGGCCGGCCATGGGAGCCTCCTCACGCCGGGAGCGCCTCGCCGATCGGCAGAACGGCGCTCAGCCCGCCCCGCTGATCAGGTCATCGGGGTTCGACTGCGGGACGTCGACCTGGATCCGCGTCCGGTCGGCAGGCGACAACCCGAGACGACCGGCGAGATTGGTCATCACCAGGATTGCTTTCGAATACGAGTTATAGGGGCTGGATGCCCCAGGTGCGACAATCAATTGTCCGGTGGCCTGCTTGATAATCTCGATCCGGGCCAATCGAACAATGGTGACCGCTTCGCAGAACTCCGCCAACAAATGCAGGTCGGCCGGCGTGAACAATCGGGCTCGGGTCAGAATTGGGTGCAGGTAATCCCACGCCTCGCGAGCCGCCGGAGACAATGTGGCCGGGGCCTTTACGTCCTGCGCCGTGATGACCGGCTCTTTCGAATTACGGCGCCCAGGGTCATGTTTGAAGTCGCCGTGAAGTACCTTCAGTGCAGTCGGTTTCGGCGGTCGGCCCCGCACGCCGCCGGTACGTTCAGCCATTGTTGCCTCCGACTTCCGTTGCTATGGACCATTTCTCGGGAATGCCCATGCCCGATATCCCCGTTGCGCTATTTAGCGGATGGGCACGCGACCCTACCGGCGCACCAGTCTGGCCGAGGGGCTGCCGTCCTATCAGCCCCCCTCCCCATTGTCGACAATTGTCGAGGGCAGAGAGATTCGTTTTATTTTATTTCCCCAACCACCATCGTGAGAATTCGTTTTCGCATTGTGACAGGGGCGACAAAGGGCCATTAGATTACGTTCGTCGAGGCCGAGGGGCCCAGCGGGACCGAGGCCATCGATATGGTCCACCACGGCACTGAGAGCACGTCTATATTCGGGCTTCTCAGCGCACTTCGGACCCTCACACAGAGGGTGCACCCTCCTGTATGCCCTGCTCAACCTCACCCATGCCGGGTCCTGGTAGGGATCGGGGCGATCGGCCGTACGGAGATCGTAGGCATGGCGCCTCCGATCGGCGCAGACCTGGCAGCGTCGACCGATCAGCGGAGTGAGGCAACGAGGGCAGACACGAGATGCTCTGGTCGGCATGGTTGACCATCACCCCGATCGGCATCCGTCCTCACCATCGGGACTCTGACAGGGACCAATGGTGAGGACTCGCGAATGGAATTGTCCGAACGGATCCGGACATACGTCACCCACGGCGGGTCGAACATAGCACATTCAGTCAGCCAAGGTGCAATACCTCGCGCTGATTGTCCGTCATCATCCGATCGAACAGGCCGGAGAGATTGTCGTCCCGATCCCATCGTGACCCGCAGACCCGGCAGCAAACCACCTTCACCGAGTCGTCATCCCATCCGACTTCGATGGCCGGCACCTTCACCCATTCACCATCCTGTAAGGCATTGCCCGAGACATTGTCGCAGATAGGGCAGATCGCTCCGTACAATCGTTCGAGGGCATGCGGGGCCAGGATGGCATCGCCTCGATTGGCCCACTCCTGCACCGCATCCGACCACCAGCCGATCAGGTCCTCGTCGGGCTTGGCCACCAGCGCACCATGGATCAACCAGAGGTTGGCTATCGCATCGGGAGTACAGCGATGCGCGAGGTCCTCCGATCCCTCGCGTGCCGCGACCCGGACATCCATGATCAGCGAGACCACCGAGAGCTTGACCGGCGGACGAGATCCACGGGCGCGGGGTCCGGGTGAGGCGCCTCCGGCAACCTCGCTCGATAGCTGGTCCCAGATTCCACCGAGGCGGATGATCGATTCCCTCATGGCCGGGCCAATGCCAGGAACTCTTGCCGAACCTCCGGCTTTGTCCGGAAGACGCCGGTCAGCGATGAGGTCACCATGGGTGCATTCTTCCGCACTCCCCGGAAAGTTGTGCATGAATGCTGAGCACGCAGCAGAGCGGCCGAGCCGAGGGGATCGACATACTTGTCCAGAGCGGCGGTGATCTGCGTCGTGAGGCGCTCCTGAACCTGTAGCCGGCGGGCGTAATGATCGACCAGCCGAGGGAGCTTCGAGAGACCGACGATGCCGGCCTGAGGAATGTAGGCGACCCATGCCGTTCCGGTGAAAGGCATCAGGTGATGTTCGCACACAGATACGAATTCAATGGGCCCAACTGCAATCATCTCATCGATCTGATCATCGAACATCACGGAGAGGAGTTCGGCCGGATCACCGGGGGCCAGGGTGAGTTCGCGCCATGCATCGAGGAACCGACTGGGAGTTCGTTGGAGGTCGGGCCTATCGGGGTCCTCCCCGGCAAGGACGATGAGGGATCGGACGCCGGCCATCGCCTCCTGCCCCTCGAACCATTCGCTCATCAGTGACCCCTCTCCGCGTCCCAGGCCAACACCTGGAGGCGATGCGTCGCGTGGATGCCGTGCCGGGCGGCCGATTCGGCGATGATCGGCCAGCGCTTGTCGAGTTCGTCCTTGGTGATCCCCTGAGGCATGACCCAGACCCGGTCCCGACTGAAACCGAGGCCGGCCGCCCGGAGGACCGCGATCTCGACATCAGCCTCGTCCTCGACAACGAACTTCAGGATGGCGTCCTGAATGTCCACCCAGCCGGGCCAGATATCCGGCCTCTGGTGCCCTCGATGCCGGCCGGCGTTCGGCAACTTGGGGCTGACCGAGATGTGGTCGCAGAGGTCGATTGTCGCGGTGATCGGCTCGATGGTGCCGTTCGTCTCCAGGTGCAGCGTCCCGTAGCGCATCCGCAACTCGTAGAGGAGGTTTCGCCACCAGGCATTGACCTGGTGCAGCAACGGTTCTCCTCCGGTGATCACGCAAGAGCCACCATGCGGCATCCGTTCCATGATCTCCGGCACCGAATAGTTCGTAATCTCCTTCCGGAGGTTGAATCGCTCGCCGTCCCAGGAATACGGGGTATCGCACCAGGAACAGGCCAGGTTGCAACCGCCGAGGCGCAGGAATACG